TAATTACATTTATTATTAAAAACTGATGGAGATGAATCTATTAAAAATACAATATCACTTGTATATACTTTTCCAAAAATACTTAATAAAAAAATAAATAATAAAAACATACTATACATTAATCATAATAACTTATCTTTATTATGATTAATATCAATATTATAGCAATAATTTTAGTTTATAAATCATATTTAAAATTAAATATTTATTATTTTTAAAATTAATCAGCTGAGAAAGCCAAAATATCTCTAAACCTCCAAATCCTACTAATACACTTTTCATAAAAGTATAGTTTGTTTTATTTAAAATGTTTAATATTAATGGTATTCTATAAAATGCAGAAGTTATAACTCTAATTATATTAATAAGTTGTTTTAATGACTTATTATGTACTATTTTACGAACACCTGTTGCGAATGGGAGAACTTCCGATGCTAAAAGGGATATTGATATGTTTCGATACTTTGGATTGATAATACTATAACTAGCACCGCATAAAGTTATTAAATGATGTAGTAATAGTGGTTTATCTTTATGAATAAAGTATACGTCAGCAATAGTATGTCCTATATATATATATATTAAATTAGTATATTTTTTTTGATATTCATAGGGTTTAACTATAATATTAGAATTATTTATAATATTTCGTATAGCAAATAAACTTAAAATCCCTGGGATAAGTCCTTTAGCAATGGTCTTATTATAATTAAAATGAAGTTTCGCAGTAAACATCGCGGAAATTAACATTAATAGAATATTATTTTTAAATGGGTGGTCAAAAGAACGTTGGTCCTCCTTATTACATACAGTTGTTTTACATAGAGGTGTGGTGAATGAATCATTATTTTTTCCATCATTATATAATAAAGTAGCCTCTTCTATAGAAATAAATTTAAACATTTTCTTTTTACTAAATAACGTTGATTTTACAGGATTAATTATTATATCAAAATGTATATTTGGAATTACGTTTGTTATATGGTCTATAGAAAAATTATTATAAAAATTATAGAAAAATTTTGGATGAATGGGTAAATTAATAGATGATATTAAAGTATTAATTAAATGTTGTTTACTAGAAAAAGTATTAGTTATTATTGTCTTTAGTGATAAAATATTAAAAGTACAGATATTTAATGTCTGATTGCACAATTGGTGAATATTTTCAGGTAAACACTTATTAAGCCATTTATCTAAAATTGGATATAAATTATAGAAAGATTTTATATTATTATCTGATATAAATTGCTCAGTCGATTTAATAATAGTCTCAAACTTTATATTAGACAAATAGAATACAGTTGCTATACTTCCACACGAAATCGTATAAAATTTATACGTAACGTTTTTGTCTAATCTTTCTAAAGCCCCAATTTCCCACCAATAAAACATTCCTCCTCCACATACTTTAACATTCATCGATACTATAATATTTAATTTTCACACTTAAAACTAAGAAATATATATATTTATTATGTTAGATTTATTTATTTCTCCACATCTGGATGATGTAATATTTTCTTTAGGGTCATTTATCCTTAAATCTATTAATCCTATTATAATATGTACTGTTTTTACAAAAAAAAATAATGAAATTTTAAAAACCCTTGATGGGGATTATTATTTATATGGTGATTATACGACACGAGTGCGAGAAGATTTTACAACTATATATAATTTAAAAAAAAATATTATTATTTTGCATTTAGATATTCCGGAAGAAATGTTTAGGGCAACGAATAATGGTATCATTAATATTATACACACAAAACTTAATACTATTATTAACACTTATTCTATAGATTCTATATATTTTCCATTAGCAATAGGATATCATACTGACCATAAACTTATTTATGAAACAAGTTTACTTTTAAGGAATCAGAATAATATTAAATATTATTTTGATTACCCCTATTGTACTATGATATTTAATGAAACAATACGGTTGTCAGATTTTGGTATTTTTAATAAAATGTATGTAAATGATATAGTACTATACTATACAAATCCAATAAATAGGTCTTGTCCTAGTGTATTCAGATTTGTTAAGATTATTTATTTTTTATTTATCTATTTATTCAATCATATTTATTATATATTTAATACTTCTATAAAATATGAATTAGATATCTACAAAACACCTATAAATCAGAAATTTGGTATAATGAAAGGGTATAAAAGTCAGATTAACCCTATATTTGGTTCGGAGGATAATTTATATAAAACTATATTAAAATGTCCTTATGAAAAAGTAATACGGTTTAAATATAGCAATTACTACACCGAATCATAGCTATTTAACACGTAAATTAAATAGTAACTTTATATAATATCTATATTTAAAAATATTATATAAACTATATTATTATGTTATTATACTACATTTTCTTAATTCCTTTTATTAATTTATCCTACATTTCTTATAGCATTGGTTTGTTATTTAGTATATTTTTAATTAAACTGCTCCTTTCTAAACCTTTGGTTGCTCCCATAATCGATCCAAATCAACCTAAAAATCCAGTATTTTTATCAATATTAATTCCAATCTATAACGAAGAACAACATATTAAAAATTTAATAGATATTTTATATAGTGTTTCCCATAATTATGAAATAATATTTATAAATGATTTAAGTACTGATAATAGTTTATCTATTCTAAATAAATATCAAATTAACTATAATTATAAAATAGTCAATCGTATGTATAAAACGGGACATGTTGCAGGTGTATTAAATGCAGGTTTACAACACGTTTCTAAAAAATCTAATTATATTGGAGTTATAAATGGAGATTGTCATTTTAATAAAGATTTAATTAGTAATGTTGTTCAGTTATTAGAAAATACAGATATTTCAGTGTTAAATTTATCAAATACAACAGTATGTACTAAATGGTGTGAGTATATTGCGTATTTAGAAAAGATTTTTAAAAATGGTTTATTTAAGCACGCGGAGGCATCATTAAATAATGGTTATTTTATTCGTAAATCACTTCTAATGGAACTAAAAGGATGGTCTGAAACAACATTGACTGAAGATTTGGAATTAAATTTAAGAATTAAAAAAAAGGGCTATACAATTTATCAATCAGATTTAGAAATTGTGGATACTGTTCCAGAAACATTTAAAAAACTATTTAATCAAAAATATAGATGGATTAAAGGGGATATTATTAACAGATATAAATATTTTCCAAAAGATTTATATGAAATTATAGTAAATATTTATTATATTTTTCCTCTATTAACATTAGTTTCATTTTTGATTAGTTGGGGGATATTTTTAAGAAATATATTTTTAATACAATTATTAATATTTATGGTAGAAGCTTCCTTATTTTATAAATTTACAAACCAGTTTTATAATAGTTTAATATATCCTATTAGTCAGTTTATGTTTTCTATATATTTTTATATTTATTATATGTTTGATTTTAATAATAAATGGTAATATGATATTTAATTACTAAGTAATTGTACAAATGTTATTGGTTTATATATTTTAAATTAATATTATATTATTATATATTTAAAATATAAATGAGATTAAAATGTGAAAATCATAATATAATTAAATCAATATTACCAAGTGCATCTACTAAAAAATGTATGTCATCACATGTCTTTGATGAATACATTATTAGTCATATATATTGGGGAATAGGAAGTAAAATATGTTTTCCAAATAAAAGCACTAAAAAAATAATGCTTGGGCATTTTGTATGGGAATTTGTAGAAAATACATCAGTAAGCAAGAAAATAATAAATTATGGAATTAAATTAGGTAATAATGTTTTTAATACGTCTAGTTCTGAATATGAAGGCGACTCTATAATAAATAGTATGTCTGATAATATTTTTTTTATTTAGGTTATGAATATGCCACCAAAAAAAATTACAAGAAAAATATTCTGTTAAAAAATGGATTATATATAAAATTCTTTTGACTATTATTCTTGGTATAATAACTTTAAAAAGATTTTCGAATAGTACTTAAATATTAATATAAAATTAATTTAAAATTAATATAAAATTAATTTAAAATTAAATCAATTAATATAAATTTAATATAAATTTGATTACTATATCTATATTAAACCATTTAATATAAAAAATGCTAATTAAATTGCTACTTCTATCACTATTATCGTATTCGACGGGATTATTAATAATAGAGCCTAAAACATTATATACGTTAGATTTGCCAGAACATTTTGATAGTTCTATAAACATTAAATTAGAAATTGAGGAAAATGGTCATTGGATGACACACAACGCAAATGGACATAATTATTTATCTATTATAGTTGATCCTATTGATAATCAGTTTGAGTGGTATGTGCCGTTATCACTAACAAAATATTGGAAAAATAATACACGACTTCGAATTAGTAATATGGATGTAATACCTATTGTGGAACACATTGATTTTCAGTTTGAGGGGTTTCATATTAATACTGTTGATAACTTATTTAATTTAGATACCATAAATCTATCTTGGGAAACAAATTCTCAAAATAGATATACATTAAATCTAATAAATGAAAATACTAAAAATACTTATTATATATCAGATTTAAATAACTCTGAAAAAAGCTACCTATGGACAGTTCCAAATGGTGCGAAAGAAGATGATTATTATATTAGTATTAATAACAACTATCTTTCAAACACATTTAATATTAAACAAAGAACGACCAGTACAACGACATTCACCACCACTACTACGACATCAACTACAACAACTGTGACTTCAACTACTACAACTGTGACCTCAACTACCATTACACCCACAACTACTACAGCCACTACGACAACCATTACACCAACGACGACAACTAGAACACTTACAACGACAACCACTACACCTACAACGACAACTAGAACACTTACATCAACCACTCCTACAACAACAACTATTACTTTTACTACTAGAACACTTACATCTACTAGAACAACAACCATTACTGTTACTACTAGAACACTTACATCTACTACCATAACACCTACTACTACAACCACTCCTTCTACTATTAGAACACTTATACCAACTACACCTACTACGACAACCATTACTCCTACTACTAGAACACTTACATCTAATACTAGAACATTAACTAAATCCACAGTAACACCTATTATAACAACAACTCTTACTAAATCACCAGAAACTGTATTAAATGATACTATTATATCAGGTAGAGTAATTATAAATACTGGAAATGAATCTACTACCACTAGATCATCCTCAATAATAGATATTTCAAAATTTAATATTTACAATACACCAAATACAACAGTATATAAGGGAAAAGATAATTGTAATGATTTTTGTAAAAACACCTTATGGTATGTACTATTAATTATTCTTCTACTTATTCTATTAATAATAATAATTATTTTAAGTTATAATTATAAAAATACTGATAATAAAATTGTTCCAAATAGTGAGTCAGGTGTTTTTAAACACGACGCCAAAACAAACAGTTTATCATCAGCGTCAACAAGTTCTTTTGATACTTCACCGCAAAATGTTTATGGAGATATTGGTAATAGATTTTATAATAACGCAGTATATGGAGATGTATCTGCTTATAATAAAGAACCCAACAGAATTGCTGTTAACGAAACATATGGATCTTTACAGGAAACATCTATAGATAATAATAGCACTATACAACCTAATTATGCGTATGTTAAACATTTATCTGCGAATTGTTAATAAATACTTGGCTTATTCATATGATATTGAATAAATTTATTTAGGTAAGGGACCTGGTCCTAATAATCCAGTACCTTTAACATCTCCCTTACCTTTTACAATATTTTTAAAGATACATCACTAAATAATGTCCAAATGTAGATGTAAATGGTTTTTCGATATCTATATCAGAAACATTGGAGGGTATTCTAAATAATTCTTTTTGCGGTTCAGTTAAATTATCGTACGAATCAGTTCTGTCAACTTTTAAACTAGAAGGAATTTCTCTAGTAGGACTTTCTAAATAATCTTCTATTTCTTGTGAAGCTTGTCTTAACACTTTCTGTGGATTAGTTTCTATTTTTTTTTTAGATACTCCGCTTCTCCAGTGTCTCCTTCACTATCTATAACTAAATTACCTATCTCTTGGACATCATATGATTGGGTTTCTTGTTGTTGTTGTCCTCCATATAAAGCGTGGATATAATTCTTTATTATTTTTTTCCAAGTTTAGAATTTACGTTAACATATCTTTTTGCTAAGGGATTTTTTATTCTGCTGTACATTATATTATATACTTAGACATTATTTTTTTCATTAATTTTTAAGTATATAATATAATGAAAAAAGTAGCGGTACTAGTTTCTATAATATTAGGTAAAACATTATTTAATAATGATCTAATAAGAAATAATAAAAGAAATGTAGCTTATAACTCATATAACTTAAATTCTACTACATCTAAATATAGTAATATAAAAAAATCTATTAAAATTATGCTCTATGGAGACAGCCTGATGGCTGGATATGGACTAAGTGAGAACGAAAATTTAGCCTCTGAACTTACACGTAATTTTGAAGGAAATAATATTTCCGTCAGCATAATTAATGCAAGTATTTCTGGAAATACTTCTAAATATATAGATTATATTATAAATTAATTTATTTTTCTATGAATTAAATTTTCATTATTAAAAATAATTTCTATGAATATAATATAATGAAGAAAGAGAATAAAATAATTGCGGGGTTAGCGGCAGTATTGTTGAGTAAAACACTATTAAATCAACCATCGAATAAGGAATTACAAGATTCTAGGTCTGCGTCAAAATATAATCCTAGATCTGCGTCAAAATATAATCCTAGATCTGCGTCAAACTATAATCCTAGATCTGCGTCAAACTATAATCCTAGATCTGCGTCAAACTATAATCCTAGATCTGCGTCAAACTATAAACCAAATCCAAAACCTGAGCCTATACTAAAACCAAAACAACCTAAGAATAACACGAAAAATCTGGCAGAGGTCCACATGATAATGTGCGGTGGTGAAATTAGAGAAGCTGATAACGCAGTTATAGCTGCTTTTGAAGCTAGTCATCCAGGTGTCACAGTGAACGCTGAAGCGGTTCCTTGGGGTACGTGTCAGGATAAATCAATGACACTAGCTGCTGCTGGTGATCCAGTAGGACTAGCTTATATGGGTTCACGTACTTTAAAGCAACTAGCTCGAAGCGGTCTGATTGTTCCAGTTGATATTTCAGATGAGCAGAAAGCAATGTATCAGCCTGGTGTTCTTGCTACTGTTTCTGATGGTGGAAAAATTTGGGGCTTCCCACACGCTTTCTCTACGAAAGCTCTATTCATTAACTGTGGTTTAGTTGAAGAAGCAGGGTTGGCTTGTGTTGCTCCAAAGACTTGGACAGATATGTATGCGATGGCTAAAGCTATCAATGATAATACTTCAGCTGCAGGTATTGGCATAACTGGAAAGGACTTTGATAACACTATGCACCAATTCTTAAATTACTTATATAGTAATGGTGGCTCTGTAAATGATGCAGATACTGGTGAGATAACTTTTAATAGTCCCGAGACTATTGAGACTCTTGAGTTCTAT